GGCCGAGAAACGCGCCAAATACAACGAAATCAAGTTCGACGATGGCGACATCTTCTTCCTTGTGAAGTTCAACCTCATCACCACCAATGATGCGGGACAGGAAAAGCGTGCGCCGTTGCATGTCATGTTCCGTGAGAATGACTTCGACGAGGCGAAGAAAGCCGCCAAGACCTACATGAAAGAGTCGATGGTGGACTACGAGATAGAGTTCATCAAGGAGACGAAGATCATGGACGTGTTCATGCGCGACCCGGTCGACGATTGACGCCAAAAACCTCAACAGCACTATGGCGAACAATATCGAAAAGCAGGTCTGGGTGAAAAACTTTTCCCTGGATCTGCATAACAACGGCAGTAAGGGCCGCTACATCATGCTCACGGGGCACAAGAAAAACGGGCGCCACCGCGTCGGCATCCCCTTGGAACTCGTGAAGGAGATAGCGGAACAGATGCTATTGCTGTCAAGCGAGTAAAACCATCACCATTATGAATACAATCAGACCGCCTTAAAGGGCACAATCCGCATTCAGCAACATTAAATCCAATCATCCATGATTAAGTTGAACAAGTTGATCAAAGGGCTACTCGATGTCAAGAAGGAACGTGGCGAGGTGGCGGAGAACACGTCTCCAAGGGCGATGTCCATCAGGGTCAGTGCCAGCTGGAGGAAGTTCGACGCCTGCCCGGTGTCGCGCCCTCCGCTCCACCTGACGCACGACTTCGTGGAGGAGCAGCACAAGGATGACGCCTGCAAGACCTACACTCCCGAGTTCTCGGAGCGGGAGGAACTTGCCGCCGACATCATCATCAACGCCGCGCTCGCCCTGCGCCAGCAGGGGTGCAAGAACATCGAGCAGGTCATCAAGGACCGCATCGCCTGGAGATTGGCGCACAAGGATTGATGTTGCTTTCGAGATTATTTGTTGATAAACCAGAAAAGTTTAATTTGTTGAAATCGAAGAAAGCAATATGAAGATTGAAGAAATTGATGTGTCCCGTATCGAGTTGAACACGGGGCAGATCCCGGGCTTGCCGAAGAACCCTCGCATCATCCGCAAAGAGCGGTACGAGATGACGAAGAAGAGTATCGAGGAGACGCCCGAGATGCTGGAACTGCGTGAGATTATCGTGTGTGAGTACATGCCGCAGCGTTACGTTGCGGTGTGCGGTAACCAGAAAGTCCGCGCCTGCAAGGAACTCGGCCGTAAGACCGTGCTCTGCAAGGTGCTCCCCGCCGAGACGCCGGTGGCCAAGCTGCGTGAGTACGCGATGAAGGACAACCTGCACTACGGTGAGGATGACAAGGACGCCATCGCCAACGAGTGGGGCCAGTTCCAGAAGGAACTCGCCGACTGGGGCATGGAGTTCGACGAGCCGAAGAAGAAGGACGAGTTCCGGGAGAGGTTTGAGGCGATGGACAACAGCACCGCCGTGTACCCTTTGGTGCCGAAGTATGACGAGCAGCACGAGTTGTTCATCATCCAATCCTCCAACCAGGTGGACTCGAACTGGCTTCGTGAGGTGCTCGACATGCAGCACATGCGGTCGTACAAGACCGGCAAGGTGGGCAAGAGCAACGTCATCAGCATCCAGGACTTCCGCAAGGCGGTCGAGGCGATGCAGAAAGGAGGTGCGGCATCATGAGCGGGCTCCGTATCGTGATACCGTCCCACAAGCGCCACGACAGGGTGTTTGCCAAGTACCTGGTGAACGACCCGATCATCTGCGTGGCCAAGTCCCAGGGCGACATCTATCGGGAGTTCAACCCCGACTGCGAAATCGTCACCCATCCCGACGACATCGTGGGGCTCGTCCCCAAGCGCAACTGGATGGCGAAGCATTTCCGCAACCTGTTCATGCTCGACGACGACGTGGACGCGTGCAAGCGGCTCTACACCGAGAAGGGCGAGACGGCACGCATCAACGACCGCAACGAGATAACCCGCATCATCAACGAGCTGTACGAGCTGGCGTGCCTGCTGGATGTGCATCTGTTCGGCTTCACCTCCCGTGTGTCGCCGGTCATGTACCCCGAGACCGAGTACCTCAGCCTCGACAAGATGGTGACGGGATGTTCCTACGGGGTGCGCTACAACAAGAACACCTGGTGGAACGAGGAGCTGCGCCTGAAGGAGGATTTCTGGATCTCGTGCTATATGAAGTACACCGAGCGCCGTGTCCTCACCGACCTGCGCTACAACTTCGAGCAGAAGGACACCTTCGTGAACGCAGGGGGCCTGTCGGCCATCCGCAACGTGGACGAGGAACGCCGCTGCATCCTCCTGATGAGGAAGTATTTCGGCGAGGTGATCCGCCTGAAGGGACAGGGCAACAACGGCAAGGACAAAACCAAGTCGATGGTGCAGTACAACATCAGTGCAAGTTTCCCTTTTTGATAAAGGTTAATTAAAAGTTAAGGCGTTGAAAAACAGCGTTTTTCTCAATAATTTTTACTAACTTTACAAGAAAAATATGGGAAACTTCAAACTGACCACAAGGAACGGATACGACTTCTTCGAGTGCTCAAGCGCCTTGCAGAAGTCCATCCGCCGCAATGATGTGAGAATGGCCGCCTACTTCGGTGTCGAGCTGTGGGCAAGCGGCTACGGGAATTATGTCTGGAAAAGGCTCTTCACCATCAGCGCCGAGGACTGCTGGGGGCTCATCACCCACGAGATTGACGCGCTGCACACGGGGTATGACCTGGTGAACACCGGTGCCAAGGAGCCGAAGGGCCGCATCTTCATCGGCAAGGCGATCATCCTGCTTTGCGAATGCTACAAGACCAGGGACGCCGACCACCTGAACAACCTCGTGGTTGACAAGGTCGCCCCTGATGACGCGCAGGTGCTCCAGGCTCTTGACGATGCGAGGCGAGAACCTCTCGACGTTCCCGACTACACGTTTGACGTCCACACCCGCAAGGGGAAGAAGATGGGAAAGACGAAAGAACAGTTTTTCCATGATGAGCACGAGGCCCTCTCCCCGAGGGTGCCCGGACTGTTCGACGACCAAGTGCCGTGAGTTTAACTTTTTTGACTCAACGGCACACCATCTGAATTGAAAAAAGCGATCATCACTGGGAGCGAGGGCTTCATCGGGAAGTTCCTCTGCGCCCGACTTAATGGCCTCTTCGATGTCATCCGCATCGACACGAAGACTGGAGGCGATGCCGTCCGCATAGAGCCGCTGCTGGCCCAGGGCGACATTGATGCGGTGTTTCATCTCGCCGCCGAGACGAGCGTGTTCAACGACCGCCTCGACGACATCGAGCGTGAGAACATCCATGCGTTCATAGCGGTGGCCACTGCCTGCCACAGGCACGGCGTCAAGCTGGTCTATGCGTCCAGCAGCACCGCCAACGCGTGCAACACCACCTCGATGTACGGGATGAGCAAGCGTTTCAACGAGCAGTTCGCGAAAGCCTACTGCCCGTCCGCGACTGGGGTGCGCCTGCACAACGTGTATGGCCGGGAGCCAAGACAAGGAACTCTGCTTTACAACCTGCTCCACGGTCCATGCACCATCTACAATGGCGGACGCAACGTGCGCCACTTCACCTACATCGGGGACGCTGCCGAGGCCCTTATCTATGCCTACGGCTGCAACCGCCAGCTGGTGAACGTGCGCAACCCCAAGAGCAACACGGTGCGTGAGTTCTGCGACGAGGTGGCCAAGTACCGAGACCTCAACCTGGACTTCACCGACGAGTTGCGACCCCTCGACAATTTCGCCCAATCGGTGGACGAGGGGATTTATTGCGTACCTTTGCACTACCGAGACATCAGGCAAGGGCTTGCCTTGACTCTCTCGGAGTGAGAAGAATGTTTGACTTGCCGCTGGTGTCTGCGTCGCATCGCGGAGCCAGCGGCTTTATTTTTCAACGACATGGCAAAGAAAAATTTTGACCCGAACATAGGCAAGGGCACCCAGTTCCAAGCAGGCGAGGAACAGGCGAAAATCGCTCAAAAGGGTGGCATAGCAAGCGGCGAGGCCAAGCGGGAGAAGAAAGAGTTCCGTGAACTGCTCGCCATGGTGGATGCCATGCCCATGAAGAACAAGGCCTTTGCCGAGGGTCTCAGGCAACTCGGCATCCCAGAAGAAGTGATAGAGCGCCTCGACCAGAAGCTGGCCAAAGTGTTCGCCCTTCAGCGCCGCTGCCTGTCGGGTGATCCGCAGGCCATCAAGCTGTGGCTTGAGCAAATCGGCGAGCATGTGGACACCATCAAGCACGAGGGACTGCCTCAGCAGAACGGCGACCTGGTACTCGCACCAAAGAAGAATGACTGATGATTATCGAACGAGAACTGTTTTCACCGAATGCCTTTTGGGTATGGCGTTACACACTCGACCCGAGTGTGCGTAACATCGTGCTCATGGGCGGCTCGTCATCGTCGAAGTCCTACTCGGTGGCCCAGTTCCTGTCGATACTCACCTATTGGGAGGGCACAAACCAGCTCGTCATGCGTAAGGTGGGCGCATCCATAGAGAAAACCATCTACACCGACTTCAAGACCGCCATCAACGGCATCGAAGGACTGGCCGAGCACTGCCGCTTCAAGCAGAACTCCATCGTGTTCGACAACGGGGCGAAGGTTGATTTCACCGGCCTTGACGACAGCGAGAAAATCAAGGGCATTTCCCAGTACAAGCGTGTCTTCCTCGACGAGTTGTCCGAGTACGAGGAAAACGATCTCAAGCAGATACGCCTCCGTCTGCGTGGCATGGAAGGCCAGCAGATACTCGCAGCCTTCAACCCCATCTCCGAATTGCATTGGATCAAGAAGAAGTGGTTTGACCTTGAGGAGTGGCACGAGGTGCCCATGGAACTGACCATCGGCGGCGAAAAGCTGCCGCCTGAGCTCTGCCGGGTGAAGGCCGTGCTGATGAACTCCCCGAAGATGATACTCAACCACCGCACGGGAGAGTTCGAGGAACACGCTCCTGACACAGTTATCATCCAGTCCACCTACCTCAACAACTTCTGGGTAGTCGGTAGTCCCGATGGGAAGTACGGCTACTACGATTACCAGGCCATCGCCAACTTCGAGCGCGACCGCATCAACGACCCCGACTACTTCCAGGTCTATGCCTTGGGAGAGTGGGGCCACATCCGCACCGGTGCCGAGTTCTTCCCCTCGTTCAACCGTGGGACTGTCTGCGGTAAGTTCCCGATCAACCGCGATTTGCCCATACACTTGTGCATGGACTCCAACGTGCTCCCATTCGTCACCGCGACGATGTTCCAAAAAGAGTATAAGCCCGACGATGTTCAGCAAGTTACGCAGATTGGAGAGCTGCCGATTGAGTCCCCGAACAACAGTGCCAGGAAAGCCGCGAGGGTGATTGCGAAATACCTGCGGGGTATCGGCTACACTGACAAGGTTTATCTCCATGGTGATGCCTCAGGCAAGGCCGCCAACACCATCGACGACAACAACCGGTCATTCTTTGACCTCGTCATTGACGAGCTGGAGCATGAGGGCTTTGATGTCGTGGATTGCGTTTGTGACAAGAACCCGAGCGTGGCCACGAGTGGCGAGTTCATCAATGCCGTATGGGATGGCCGTGTGCCTGGTGTTTCCATCCGCATTGATGACGGATGCGTCACCTCGATAGATGACTACCAGGCGGTGCAGAAGGATGAGAACGGTGCGATAGCAAAGCAAAGGGTCAAGGATCCCGTGTCGAAGCTGACGTTTGAGCCGCATGGCCACTGCTCCGACACGCTGCGCTATGCCTGTTTTGACCTGCTGCGTCCTCAATACACCGAGTTCTCGATGGGTCGCAAGCGTTCG